CGCCTTGTTCATATATCGGATGCGACTCACAATCGTTTCCATGTCGGTCGAACCAAAGTGATCGAACAGGTAGAACTGTTGGTTTTTCGTAAGGTCGTCGAATGCCTCGATGATCTCATCCCTGTTAGTTTGATCAGGGTCGACAGTTATATTCTTGTTGAGGTGAATACCTACGAGACCCTCAGCGGATCTCTTTACGGTTTCCTCGAGCATCAGCATTCCGATTTTAAATCCATCGACGTGACAGCGGTATGCAATCTCACGGACAAAGGTAGACTTACCGACCCCAGAGCCAGCGCAGATGGCGACCAAACTACCGAGCCTAAGCCCCTTCGTTATGTCGTTGAGCTTGGTGTATGGGTAGATAATCTCCGAGACAGCTTCAGAGACGCCGATCTGTCCTCTGAGGTCGGTGGCTGTCACGATCCCATCTGGCCTATAGTCTTTGGCTTGAAAGATCGCATTTATCACCGATTGAACGTCACCGGCCACAAGGGCTTCATTAGCATCCTTGTGAGGGGCGCAACTCGCTAACTTAACACGCCCTACCGGTAACACTTCAGCGCACTCAAGCGCTGCATCACGACCAGCTTTATCATCATCGAACATCAAGATGATTTCTTCAAAAGCACACAAGTAGTCGTAATTCTTAATGATGGCCTTCTTGGCAGCAGCTGCTCCGTTTGGCAGACTGACCGTAGGCCACTTATGGTTCTGTATCTGGGAGACTGACATCGCGTCTATCTCACCCTCGGTAACCACAATCTTTTTACCTTTTGACCACAAGTGTGATCCAAACAAGGTCATAGATTTTGCATCACCGACGATAGAAAACTTCTTGTCTTTAGCTCTGACCTTTTGTGCGACTGGCTGACCCTTATCGTTTCGATAATTTGCCAGCTGTACTGTGTTGCCATTCTTTACGCCCACCTGATAGCCAAACTTACGACAGGTAGCTTCTGTTATCTTGCGCTTCGATAGGTGCTTGTAGGCACCACTGATGAGCGGCGTATTCAGAGTAGCCGGTGTTGTAATATCTATGGCGTGTTCATCCTGAGCGTAACTGGCGCAGCCAAAGCAGTACGTATGACCATCGCTGTAGATGGCAGCATTGTCTTTCGAGCCGCAAACCTCGCAAGGTATGTGAGTAACAAACTCACTCTCTAGTAATTCTATATTAGCAACCATTAACCAAAGTCCTCATCGACTAAACCAGTCTTGATAAACTCTCGATCTGATGCTGACAGGTTGGGCATGGCATTCTGGATAAGGGTACCGTTTTCCCAAGCTTCCAGCTGCTCATGTGTCACTGGTATTTCTCTAATGTTAACCACCCCAGTGAATGGGTGTTTTCGTTCTATAAGCATTTCGTGTGTGTCCCTGATTGAATAAAAAAGGGCGACCGAAGCCGCCCTTAGTTGCTCTCCTTGGCCTCGAGGAGCCAAGCTTCCGGAATGACCTTATGAGCATACCGGAAGTTATGCTTCTCACAGTACGATGCGTATGAGGTGGGAGAACCCTTGTACAACTTCGCGTTCTGATTTGAGAAGACAAACCGAATATCGAGATCTGGATGTTGCTTTTGGATTAGCAAGTGTTTCGCTCTGTCTTGCACAGTCCAGATGCCCTTAGTCTCGATATAAAAAAAGCCGCCTTTCTTTGGCAGCTTAAAGTCGGGAGTATATTTGCTGTCCCGAGCTGGCACTACGTAACCGATCTTGTCAGTCTCATAGAGTAGCTCGAGACCGGCCTCAGTAATCTGGTGGGAGACTCGATCTTCGAGACCAGACCTAAAGCCTAGACGATAGCCAACTGACCTAGAAGTCGAAGTCTTCGTCGTCGTCCTTCGTCGTTGAGCCATTGTCAGCTCCTCCAGCTACGTAGCCACCGTCGACGGAGTCAAAGTTATCATCTGAACCAGCTACAGGTTTAATCACTTGAACAGCTGACAATCGCATGGAAATACCTTTGCTCGAGCCACTATAAGGATCTAACATTCCTTTGGCTTTTAGTTCAGATCCACCGAACATCAGTGGTACCTTGTCCTCTGGGATTGGTGACCCAGAACTGTCGACATATTTCGGCTTATACTTTGACTGAACCTTAAAGATGATCTCGCCGGTTTCATCGTCTTTGGAATACGGTAGATGCACTTTATCTTTGGGTGCAAAGTTATCCGCTTTTACCTGTTTGATTAACTCCATCAATGGTGTTGCATCAGCCTCAGACATCTTAAGAGATACCTTGTACTTTCCATCTGGATCAAACGCAGTGTCTGGCCTGTCAGGTTGTAACCAAGGATAGATCGCTATGCCTTTTGGTGTCGTAAATTTAGTCTTGCTCATTGTTGCTCATCCTTTCTGTTGTAAGCTTGTGGTCTGCAAGTTTGTTAACCTCAGCTTGTACATCGATGCGCCACTTGTACGCTTCCTTTAGTACTTGCTTCGGAATCTTTTTGTTCTGTTCTTGGTAGTATTTTATGTACCCAAGAATCCGCTCTCGAGGGTGCATGGAATTGCCCTTTTTGTTTTTATATCAATAGGGGTTCCATTGCTCTTAACTGAAGCAGTACTCACTCTCGAGAACACCGTCGATGTCCAGATCGCCCTTCTCAGGTACAGCCGGTAGATCCTCATTCGGGTTGTCCAGCTGCTGTCGTACCTCAGCCTCGAAGTTTTCAAAGAAACACTGATCTTTGTACATATCGACAAACGCCTTACGGACACAGTGGTAGAACTTCCAAGTGTCAGCAGCTGTCGTGGCAAATGAGTCATGAATCAGGAAGAAGTCATCGATGCCGTTGTCCTTAGCTAAGAGTATCGTCTCATGCATGTGGCTAGCGTCCAGACAATGAATCGCGTTGGGGGCTACAGCATTAGCTGACTTCTTGGTGTCATAAGCAAACTGGTCTTCATGCATCAGGTTAAACCGAGTTAACTTCCGGATCTTGGCCTCTCGATCGTACAGGAAGATCTTCACACGCTTACCAGTAAACTTGGTGTACTTTTGGACGACCGGAAAGCCGCTAGGAGACGTCCACCTGATAGGCTTTCCTTCCTTGGCAATCTTGTGTGCATACGCCCTCAAATAGTCCATTCCTTGGGACGCTGAGGTGATGACAGACTGTACTGCTGCGTAATTAACTTTAGCTAGCCATCGAGCCATTCTCTCCTGTTCTCTTTTGTCTCCAAAAGGATGCTCAGGTATCTGTCCGTAAGCTACAGCTTTACGAAGTGGTTGCATTAGATCTTCTATCAGCTGATCACCAAAGCCCCTCTCCTGACTGCTGTAGGCAAAGGTCATGACGTTACGCTTCACAGTTGACCGACCGACGCCAAACTTAAGCCACTTATGTGCTTCCTCAGATCCGTCTTTCATGAGGCGCTTGTTTACTTCGTCGGCTACCACTTTGTAGACGTCCTGACATTCATTAGACGGTATCAGGTTAACCATGTGTCCGTCTTTAGATGACCTGAGAGCAGCTGAGTAATGCTGTACGCCACTGTTAGTTCCATCGAGGGATATAGGCATGTGACACACGTAGTTATCTATGCCCTGCTCCTGTAGCTTTCTGTACTCAAAGCAAGCCGACAGAAACTGGAAAGGCTTATCAGCTTTAGACCAGTACTCGAAAGTCGACTTATAGTCTTCAGCAGCTGCCATGATTTGATCATGATTATCTTCGACCCACTGAATACGATCGTCCAGTGATTTCTTGGAGACCTTCTCAAAGTCACCGGTGTTTGCCAGATGAATATACAGCCAGCCGATACTCTCGTCGTCAAGCTTCTTACCTCGAGCCAGCAGAAAGAGTGCCTTCACATGATCGTCTCTGTGGTAGTTAAAGTGGCTCACCGGATACATCCGTCCACGAAAGTCAAACGACCAGCCTATCCAGAACTGTTCGAACTGTGACATCTCTCTGGCTGTCCTTAGGTCACTATCGATGACCGCTAGATTAGCTACGCACTCACGTCGCTTCACATGCCATTCCTTACGGTCGGCTCTGATCTGACGCTTGTACTCTTCAGTCACTTCTTCGTCCTCAGGCATCTCTGGTATGGCCGGTGGTTTTAACTCAGGAAACTTCGCAAAGACCTGACCAGTGTCAATAGCCCAGTCGACTGCTTCAAGTATCTCAGTGTTTATCTTTAGGGGTGTCGACTGTACGGCATTAAGTGCCTCGACGTACCGAGGTGTACCCTTTCGGAATTGATCTTTGATAGCTTTAGACTGCATAGACGAGTGTCGACGCACCAGCTTCACATTAGCTGACACCATAGGATCGAGGTAGACACCAGTATCGAAAGACGTCCAAGGCTCAGGCTCTACGACCATAGGTGCATACATTGGTGACGCCCAAGCTTCGTCTAAGACACGATCATTGATTAGATCTTCAGCTTCTTTAGTTAGACCTAGGTATCTTAT